CAGCGGCATTCCTGTCCTCTATGAATCCATCATGCAACCATATTATCACCTTGGCGTATATCTCTGGATCCAATTCCAATGCTACCATAACAAAAAAATACGGATTTACATACCATTTCTGACCCTCTCCCTTTCCTCTTCGGTAAGCCATTCCGTATTTTTTGAGATCGGTTATCTTATTGATTTTCAATTCATGGTTTTGTACCGTAAGATTTCTTACAGTACATATATCATTAATACTCAGCTCCCTAACAAGAGCTTTCATCTTTTCCTGAAATCCATTAGTAGCAAACAAATGATCAAGCCTTCTAGACTCCAACCCCATAGATTTACGTTTTTCATTCAAGGCTTCCATAACTTCCGTTATGCATACAAACCCGTCCTTGGACATAACAGAAATGTTCCTACCTAATAATTCCCTGCTCTCTGATGATAAAATCAAATTACTTTTCATATCTTTACTAAAAGTTTTTAATTAATAAATGCGCCTATCCGCTCGTGATGAGTAGGTAGGCGCACAAATATAAGCAATACTAATATTATTACAAAATATAATAGCCTATATCATAGATAATAAAATCTTGAAATTTTACATATCTCAAATAATTACAAGATGCTAGATCCTTTTTACAAACAGTGATCCTATAGCCTTAACCAAATCATAGAAACCGGCAGAACTGAGACCTACAGCCACTCCATATAATAAAGCTTCCCACCATTCACTCCCTATAAGCAATGGAGACACCTTTAGAAACCACGCTAATATACAAACCAGCATACCTATGACTACGGCGGATAGGACTTTAGCCCACTTATGGGTGTCAATATACGGCACAACCTTGGCTAACTGCGTAGCTGACATCGTGACGAAAGCCATGATGCCGGTGAAGGTAGTTAAATCAATAGTGATAGCCCCTTCTGATGGGATTACCTCTTGCGCCATCAAAGCGAATGGCGTCAATAACATAGCAAATAAAAATAACAATCTTTTCATATCTAAAACGTTTAATTACTTCGCAAATATAGCATTAATTCTGGGTTCTGCTCATACCCTTTATATTCAGCATCAACCCCGGTATCATATTAAGCACCAACTGCCTTTTCGCCTGCTCCCTACGCATACGCTCAGCTTCCGCTATCTGCGCCTCTGATTGGGGATCGTTCTTGATGTTATTAGCGATATCCTCTATAGCTTTCCTGTTGGC